TACCCTCGCTGTGCTTCGCTGCAGGTCACCCTGTAGGTCGTACGTGCTGCTCCTGAGCTTGGGGTGTGGTTCCAGCGTGAACCGCATCGTCGCGCCCTGGAAGCTCCCGTAGCGGCCTCTGCCGGACTTCCCAGTTCGCTCGAAGATCCCCATCCGACCGGTCGCACCTTTGATCGGGATGATGAAGAACCGCGACCCTGGCGTGCGGTTGTACTGCCGCCCATCACGGATCATGCTCGCCTGGCTCAATGCCTTGCTGAATGCCGCCCGCGTTACGTTCCCCCTTGCATCCTTCCGCTGCGCTGGTGTCGGCACGATCGTCAGCCCTGACCCTCCAGCAATGCCTGCTGCCTTGAGGTCAACGCCCTTAGTGCGTGGCCTGCCACCTTGGGTAAGCACGCTGATGTAGCGGCCTGCAGCACGTGGCCGATCAGACCGTAGGCCTACCTCTGCTGTGAGGTTGTTGGGTGATGGACGTTGGGTGTAGGTGCCGCCGATCGTCCAGCGGGTGGCGCCACCTTCGATGGGTCCGCCTGATGTTTTCCCCAGGTCTTGCTTGAGGGTTGCCTCGGCACTGCGGACTGTTGCAGCCATCGCCCGACCGGTAGCGAACCGCAGGTTCTTTTCGGTCAGCAGCTCCAGCCCGCGTATGGAGCGGTCAAGGCCGGTTGTATCGAGGCGGATGTCAAGCATGAGTAAAACCCCGCTGCAGGCGGGGCAAGCGTCCCATTGGCGCCAGGGTCAGTCTGGGCAGGTGGCGGACGCAAGAAGTAAGGCTGTGACTGGGTTCGGACGCAAGCGGACGCAAGTCGGACGCAAAAAACCTAGTGATACCAAGGGAGGACGCAAAAACGGGATTTTCCTACTCCCCCCTATGTGCGCTAAATGTTCACCTTGTTACATTCCCGCCTTGATTTTTTCTGATTGATTTTTTTAGGTGATTTGCGTCCGAAGGCTGAGAATCTTAATGGGGACTGGGTTTTTGCGTCCGAAGTTTGCGTCCGACTTGCGTCCGATCGGACGCTAGTTGCGTCCGAATCAGAGCCAGCTGTCCAGCTTGAGACCCTGAATGAGGCGATCACGGGACTTTCCATCGCCGCGGTCGGACGCAATTTTCGGGAAGATCTGCTTCAGGGCAGCGACAAGGAGGCGGCTGGCTTTGACGGTGCGATCGTTTGGTGGGTCGATAATCCAACGGTCTGCCTTGTCGAGGTAGCCCTCATCTCGATACCAGCTGCGCAGGCGGTCGTAGACCGTGCTGACGCTGACGGTGGAGTCAGGGTCATAGGTGAGGCCAATGGCGTCGCAGAACTCCCAGAGGTGGCAGCTGGATCGACGGACATCTTCCATGGCTTTGGTGCCTGTGCTGTAGTCAATGCCCTCAGCGACCGAGAGCATGAGGCCTTCGATCAGCCAGTTGAGGAAGGCAGGGCAGATCATCTGTTGGATGAACTCAGGGTCATCCTTAAGGCGTGGATCGGCTTGGATATGATTAGGTTCGGTGGGAGTTGCCATGAATGTCTTACGAAAACGGAACACGTGAAAGCGTGTTTCAATAGCAACCTGATCACCAGATAGTGACGGGTCTTTGTTCAGATTGAATACGAACAGTGCTGATGGTACAAACTGAGACTCTTGAACACCTTTCAATTCGTATGACAGTTCTTCGCCGCTAATGGCAGCCTTGAGCGACTGAAGGTTGTCAATGTGTACGAACTGGCTATTTTCGGAAGACCAGTTAACGGAAGCACCACGAAGAGGGGCGATTGGAAACTTGCGGCCATTATCGTATTGGCGAAAGTCCGCGAGTGTGCAGGATGTGAAGTTACGAGCGCCGAGGGTATCGCGTAGGGCGGTGCGTATTGTGTCTTTACCGTTGCTACCTTCGCCAATCATTAGGACAGCGCGAGGTCTGCCACGTGATGCGCGATATTTTGCGAGGTGAAGACCGCTGCCTAGGATACGTTGAAGAGTGTCGCGATCATCGGATTCAACGGCTTCTAAAAGCCTTGTAAGGTGCTGAGGGTTGGCGTTAGGGTCGTAGTCGTAATTGGTGATGTAGGTGAAGTGTTGACTGGGTGTGTGGGGCTGGAATTGTAATTGCATGGCGCGATCATTCCAGGTCCAGCTAACGATGCCATTGCGGCAGTTGATAGCATATTGTGGGTTGACGGCAACAGGTGGTAGTAGCCGTCGCATCCAGGCGAGTGCTTCGTCGATGTATTTTGGGCGCTTCCATGGGTATTCATGCTGGCCGGTCTTGTGGTCTACAACATGGATAGCGGACAGGAATGCAGCAAGCGAGGGTGTTAGTTCTTCGTCGGGGATGGGTTTGTAGTGTGTGCCATCCCAGCAGTGGAGGATGTTATCTACGCAGATCCATTGTTTAGTGGGGTATTCAAATACGTGCTCTACTACAAGGTCTAACCATTCAGTTGTTGTTTTACTGTAGAGCTGAAGGTTAATGACCTGATCGGGATCTGTTGCAGTGGTTGCTGGTGATGGTATGCGGCGCGTTGGTTGTGTTTTGAGCGGTGGTGTGTTTTGGTAACCGTGATACCGCGCCCAGTACCAGAACGTGCCGGGGTTGATTTTATCGCCGCCTGATCGGGCTATTTGTGATACGTTCCAGCCAGATACACCGGAAGGCGAATGGGACTCCATAAAGGAGATCGCCTGGTCTTCGCCAACGATTGTTTTAAGGGACCATAGGATATTTCTGTATTTCTCGTAAGTGTTATCTCCGGATACACGCTGGGGGATGCGTGATAGTGCAGTCTTGATTTCATCTAGGGTTGGTGGTTGATGATCTTGGTATGGTTCGCGTAATGCTTGCGACTGATGGTTGTAGAAGGAATCATCTGGTAGTGCGGCTTCAATGTCGAAGACGCGATAGCGAGTGCCGGAGTAGCCGACGATTTTACACATCTCGCCGAGGGTGCCATCAGCGCTGGCGTGGTAAGTGCCAGGCAGCCGCATGACGCGGGCGAGGTTTTTGGTGGTGCGATCAGCGTCGGCGTAGTTGAGCAGCCGTGTTTGGATCAGCTTCCAGTGTTCAGTTGTGATCGCATCGGAGAGCACCCAGTAGTTGTGGATTGATTTTCCACCAGTGCTGACTTGCATGGTGGGTTCGGGCAGGCCGAGTTCCTGCCATGCCTTAAGCTGCCATTCGATGGGGCGGTTGTCCCATTCGCAGAAGAATGCCCGGCAGGTTGTGATGTCTGCATCCTTGTCGCCGCCGTCGTTGATGACGACGTAGACACCACGACCTTCGGCTTGCCATTGGGTGACGAGGGAGCGAGACATGCCGCCTTTGCGGCCATGGTCTGCTGCCTTGTCGGCGTGGTCTTTATGGAGGAATGCGCGAAGGCGAACAGTGCCTGCGGGTTTACCGAGGGCGTTAATAAACCGCTGGCCTTCAGCGAAGTCGAGAGGCTTCATTGGGTAATGAGTCCTCAGTTGCGCTTATCGGAAGCGGCCATGGCGTTGTCGATCACTTCACGGACTACATCAGCCAAGCTGCGCAGGGGTGTGACTTGCTGCTGGAGCCAGTGTTTTTGATCAGGGCGAACTAGGGCAACAAGGCGGATGGGTTTGGGTGGTGTCACTGAGGTGCCTCACCGTGCTCGAAACGTGCGAAACGGGCGGCATTGCAGGCGCGGTTTAGTTTGTCGTGAAGGATTTGATGCTGATCATTGCTAGTAATCATCCATCCCTTATGAGGATGATATGAGGTGCCAGCAAAGCCAAGCTCCTCAGGATGGTCGCCTCCACCAGGAGTGGACGTGTCGCAGTCCCAGCAGTAATAAGACCAATTGTTGTCGTATCTATCTGGACACTGAATGTTGGTGGGTTCTACGAACCCCCCACACCTAGGGCAGACTTCACACTCACCAAACACATGAAACGGATCGCCTGATAGGAGGCGAATCTCAAGGTTAAAGGGAGGGTATCCATGCTCTTTCTCATGGGAATAAATCAGCATGTCCGCAAACCGCTGAAACTTCGGACATGAGTCAGTGCCCAAAGGCTTGACTTCATACCAATAGACAAGAGCACCGGTTGTGACGCGGAAATCAGGAAGGTAAAGGTCGCCGTCAAGGTCGAAGCCCTCTGGCTCGTATTCCCACTGAACGCCGAGGGTTTCAAAGAAAACCGCCCACCGCGCTTCAAGCCTGCTGCGGAAGCGATGTCCGTATGCACGGGTTTCGATGGGCTTCGGCGCCATGCTGCGTTGTGCTGCGTTGTGCTGCTCTTGCACCAGACTAGCACCACTTCCGAAAACGGAGCAGCGTCAGGGCTGAGCTGCCCTCCTGCTGGAGCGGGCAGCGCGGCGCATGTGATCAGCGATGAGCTGGCGGATGAATGCCGCGCGCGAGAGGCCGACGAGATCGCGTTCGCGGTCCACGTGCGCCATGAGTTCAGGGGATAGGCGTATGGCGGTTGAGGAAGCGCGTAGCTGGTGGTTGGGGTTTTGGGAGAAGGGGGCGTTCATGGGGTGGAGCGTTCTGAGGCAGCCTATCGCAGCAGTTTCGGAACTGGTGTGGTATGGTTTCGGAGCCATCCCTCCCGAGCCTCTCCATGGTGATGCGTGCCACTGCCCGGACCAGGCGGTGGGTGCCCTGTGGTGTTGGCGCACCAAGGGGGACGCGCCTCTCATCGGTTTACGGACCCATTGAGGTCAGCTGCTGGCACCACTCCCGGCGTGGGAATCATTGGGGCAGCTGCAAGGGGCGAGGGTTGTGGGGTGGTTGTTATTGGTTGACGTGATGTGACCCCAACCCTCCGCCCCAGGCAAGTGCAGGCGCTTGCTGATTTGCGCACCGCATACGGAAGCGGCGCACGTGCGCCGATCCTGGTTGCCCCTACGGGTTTCGGTAAGACTGCGACGGCGGCTGAGATCGTGCGGCAAGCGGTAGCAAAGGGCCGCAAGGTGTGGTTTCTGGCGCACCTGCGCGAGATTCTTGATGACACCAGCCGGCGGCTGACTGCTGGTGGTATCAGCCATGGGCAGATCAGGGCGGGACGATCTGCGGACTATTCCGCAGCGGTGCAGGTGGTGGCGGTGCAGACCGCTGTGAGGCGTGAGGGGTTGCCATGGCCTGATCTGATCATTGTGGATGAATGCCACCTGGCTGTAGCGAACACGTATCGGAAGGTGATCGACGCGGCAGGCCGGCCACGACTGCTGGGACTCACCGGCACGCCCCAGAGGCTTGATGGCCGTGGGTTGGGCGAGGTGTTTGACCGGCTGGTATTGACCTGCTCGACAGCTGAATTGATTGCAGAGCAGCTGCTGGCACCGGTGAGGGTGTATGCGCCGCCTGGCGCTGATCTATCGGGACTCAGGTCGAGGATGGGAGAGTACGACCAAGGGCAGGCGAGTGAGATCTTGAGCAGGCCGCAGGTGGTTGGTGATGCGCTGAGCCACTGGCAGAAGCTGGGCCAGGGGCGGCGTGGTGTGGCGTTTTGCACGACGGTCGCGCATGCCCAGGCGGTAGCAGAGCAGTGGCGAGGTGCTGGGTTGCGTGCACTGGCGGTGCATGGCGGCAGTGATGATGCAGAGCGCCGCGAGGCAATCGCTGGGCTACGTGCTGGCCGGTTGGATCTGGTGGCGTGTGCGCAGCTGTGGATTGCTGGTGTGGATGTGCCAGAGATTGATGCGGTGATCTGGCTGAGGCCTACACAGAGTTTGACGTCATGGCTGCAGGGGAATGGTCGGGGGCTGCGGATTGCGCCGGGCAAGCGTGATCTGCTGATTTTGGATCACGTCGGGAACTGCAGCAGGTTA